TCTTAAAGTGGTATGGTTTAAATCAATTACTGTAAGAGGTCGTGAACTTTTTCTTATTAAAGAATGTTCACAAACTCTATAAGCAATATCTTCACGACTATCATACCCTATAAAAACAAAACTAGTTTCATTATAGGGTAATGGATGTATAGTCTCTGACTCGTAATTTGTTCTAGCATTTAATAACATTGTATTATTATACTCCTTTTAAATATAAAGTCAAGAAAAAATTAAACTACTTCACATGCACCTGCAGTACACGCAAGTTCTTTTGAAGAAGTAGTTGTATCTTCCTTTTCATAATTAGTTAAGTCCATCCAATTAATATTTCTTGGTGTCTTAGCTAACCATTCTTCATAAGTTTTCTTATCAACTTCTTGATAAGGTGCTTGTTTATATGAATGGTCAGAGTGAGGTAAGAATGAAACACCACTCATCACATCAAAGTTTTCATATACCCATGCACCAACTTGTAACCACTCTTCTTCTTTTACATAAACTGTAATTGAAGGTTTGTGTTCACACCAATGTAACTGATACATCTTCCATATCTCTAGTTGTTCAATAGCAGACTTAGCATCTCTCATTACTGAACTCTTTGGAGATTTCATAGGAAAGTAAATAACCTTTGTATCATTAGGTTTCATTACGTCATCTTCACCATAGAAACCTTTGTCTAACATCATATCACACAATGGGTCTTTCTTATCTGCTCTTACAGTTCTAAGATAATAAGGTGAATAACGTGGGTGAATGCCTGAAGCTGAGTCAACTAATTGTGATACAGTTCCTGAAGGTTTAACACAAGTAATAGCAGTAGCTTGATTAACTCCTAGCATCTCTGCCCACTTCTTATTTGTTTTAATTGAATGTTCTTTAAGATTAATTAACATATCTTTTAAAACAGTTTGATTATATATATTACCTGATAGAACTTCGTGGTCCATAATACCAGTTAATGAAACACCTAGTAATCTTTCTTCTTCAGTATTATCTTTCCATTGTTTAGTTAGATATCTAAAGTCTGATAGAGTTGATTGAAGTGTACCAAAGATTGTAGCTATCTCTACCTTTTCTTTTAAAGTTTCTTCAGTATCATCAGGTCTTACAACCACTTCAGATAAATTACAGAATTGTTTATTTCTTAAAACTATTTCTGAACATGGATTAGTTCCAAAGTCAAAGTCACCATCTCTTCTACCTGAACGTGTTGCCATCTTTTGTGATGCAACTCTATTAAAGATACCACGTTCACCTGATTTAGAATCATAAAGAGATACCCATTCCTTCATGAATGTACCTATGTCAGGCTTCTCAGTGTAAGCTACAGAGTTATTAGCATAACTTCTTTGTGGATTATTGTCCCACCACTGACCAGTCTTTGCATCTCTCATTCTAATGTCTGAAAGATTAGACAAACTAATTAAAGCTGAACGTCTAACACCACCACAAACAACTACGTCTGCAATCTTACATACAATATCATGACACTCAATGCTTGTGAGTTTTCTACCACTAGCTTTTTGAAATGTCTCAATACTAAATTTAAATAAATCTCTAAGTGGGTCAGGACCACTAGCACGTCCACCAAATGTTTTTAGTTTAGCACCTGCAGGTCTGACAAGAGACATATCAAACTGTGGTATTTGTCCTGCATAAAGCATAGCGATAAGTTCACGATAAGACTTTGCCCAACCTATCTTACTGTCTCTAACTTTAATAACTGTTTCAGTTGTATGAAACTTCTCTGCAATCTCAGGTAGCTTATCAACATACTGTCTTTCAACACTAAACCCTACACCAGTACCACACATAAGTATGTACATAATTTCATCAAAAGTTCTTACATTATCAATCGCAACATATGAACAGTTAAATCCTGCTACATTATCTTTATCCAATGCAGGACCTGCAGTCATCAATGCTCTCATTGAAGGCATAACTTTTAATGTAGTGATAGCATCAACCCATCTATCTCTTTCTTTCTTATCTAATTTTTTATTAGTTAACTTCTCATATCTTCCTTCCATATAGCTAACATATCGTTCAACAGTTTCACTCCACGTTTCTCTTCTGTTTTCTTTTTCAATCCATCTCGCATAACGAGAGATGGCAATATAGTTTTGGTATTCAGTTGGTAACATAATTATTTCCCCTTTCTATTTTTATGTTTAATTCTATCATAGCTATCTTTATAAGTCAATAAAGCATTTATATGATTACGAACAAAGTTAGTTCGTTTTAATGTTAATATTTCCATAGCTACTCTTCGCATATAGTTTGGTTCAATATCTGCGAGTTCGCATATGTATTCAAAGTCATCTTTACGTCTACCATTTTTAGTAGTAAACCATAAGATAGCTTCACGTTTATACTTATGACTTTCCAAGTCTTGAGTATCCTTTTGTGTAGCATCAAGAAGTGCTTGTAAAATAACTGCGAGGAATAGTGTCCTCTCAGCACTTGTTGAGCTGATAATGTTATGTTCAATTGTCTGTAAAAAATTATCATGTTGTAGCATTATACCATTGTCTAGGAATACCATCACTTATCTTACAATATTCAAAGTTATGTTTATCACACCACTTTGCATACGTCATGGTACCACCTTTGTTTAACTTTTTATTTGGATTATCAAATGCAAACCTAACTGTAATATTAGGATTACACTTTCTAAAAAATAAATGTTTCTTTCTCATCTCAATAGTTAATCTACCTTTAACTTCTATGTAAGTACCATTAGGTAATAAGAAGTCAGGACAATAAGTTTTATTTTCAAACCATTCATACTGATATTTATCAGGTTCATATTTAACTTTTATTTTTTTATCTTTAAAAAATTTATAAACCTTTTCCTCTGAACCACTTCTAAACTTCATTTAATATTCCTCATATGAAAAAAGTTTCGTATATGTAAGCATGTAAATACCACACACATAAGTAACATATAATAACTGTCAGATAATACTGACCATGTAATCCATATTATATTTGAAACCATACCATATAAGGGTGCATAGTTATCTTTATTACCATACACCCATACAGTAATCACTGCAGAAATTGCAGCTAGTAATTCAAATATACTAACCAATGTCATTTAGTTCTACCTCATTTACATCAGGTTCTTTTACAACCTTGGTTAAGTATCTTGGTCCATTCGCATAGATAAATTTTCTAAGTCCTTTCCCATCATTAGCATCCTTCCAACAATCAACTTTATAAGGACAGTAGGAACAGCCAACATCAAGTTTACGATTACCACTAGCACCATCTGCAATATCGTCATAACACTTGCTAGGAATTGTATCACTTGCGACAACATTTTTAAGATGTAAGACCCTATCTTTCGCATTTATCATCTCCATATCATGGACAGACATTAAACATATACGTCCACTCTGTTTATCAATAGCAAGAAAAGCACCACCTTTTTTATTTTGTGCATCAGCATAAGCTGACAACTGTGCAATGTAACCAAAGGGGTCATCTTTTAAGAGTGAACGATTAGAAAACTTTTTAAATGAATAAGCACTAGCTGATTTACAATCAGTAACAACACCATCAATCTCACAATCCTGATGTCCTAATACTCCTTCAATCTCTAATTCTTTCTGTTCATTCTTAACTTCATGTCCTGCAGTTTTTGCTAGTAATAAAAGTAACTCTTCAAGTATATGACCATAAGTAAATTTTATCTTCGCCCATGCAGGTAACTTTTCTTTTGTTATATCTCGTGACTGATACCACACCTGTCTATCAGGTTTACCAATCTGAGACATTCTTAAATTATTATTCTCAGAACGTGTGTTGAATAATTGTAGTACACCTTCCTTTACTCTTTCAGCAAACAACTCCATATCTTTTTCACTGGGTTGTGTACCATCAGTAATAGTTTTGTACATGTCTTCAACTAAAGTATCAATATTTTTCATAGAAAAAAATAGGGGTGAGCTATTAACTACACCCCCATCTCCTTTTTAAAGTTAAGGTTAAGCAGGTACTTCTGCAAATTCTGAAGTTGAAGTTGAAGCACTGCTAGGTGCATCAGGAATTTCTTCAAACTCACTTGCAGTAGTATTACCACCTTCATAGGCAACTAGGTTTACAACCTGAATAGCTTGTAAGTCAGCACTCTTACCACTTCTACCAGTTGGTTTGTGAGTCCACTCGTAAGTTTTATATAAAACATTTACGTCTGAACCATTACCAATCAAAGTATTTTCAAGAGGTCGTTTCATACCATCCATTACGTCAGGTGCTTTGTTTGCACTACCATCTTTTCTTTTAGCTTTTCTTTTGATGGTAACAAAGTCTCCTCTTTCGTCACCTTTGTTTTTAATAGATAGACCATCAGCTTCAGCTTTCTTTTTGTTTTCAGCATCAACTGCTAGGTCTACAGAATAGACACCATCTGCATCAAACGTAGTGTTTGGTGATACAACTGATGCCCAATAGGCTTTACCATTTAATATTGGCATATGTTTACTCCTTCATTAAGGTTATTATATTTTCGTATTAACTACGAATATCTCAGTGTATAATTATAAGGTATAACGATACACAAGTCAACACTAATTAAAAATAAATTTAAAACTAGTGGGTTTCTGCCCAACTCAGACCAGTCTTATACTCTGCATCTAGTGGACAATTAAGGTTGAGTTGTTCAGTTGTTTCTTTGATTGCCAACTTCACAATCTCTCCCATACTTTGTATGTCATTCTTGTTTACTTCAAACTGATACTCATCATGTATTGAAGCTACAAGTTTAACATCCAAACCTTTTGTGCGTACATGTTTAATCATGTTACGTAACCATACTTTACAAGCGATAGCACCTGCACCTTGTATGATTGTGTTAACTGCTTTATGTGCAGACCTCACGTTAAATAGTCTACCATCTAAACCTTTTACTTTACCTGACTGAGCAGCTTCTTCTACTTGACTTCTAAAAGATTTAAGTCGTGGTAACTCAGATAAAAATTTATCAATAAGTTTTTTACCAATCGCCATATCTTTTGAACCAACTATCTGTGCAATCTTTTTTGCACCTGCTCCAAACAGAAAAGCATATATAAAAGTTTTAGCTTGGTCTCTATCTGATAGTCCTGCCATGTTCATATTCTTTGTGTGAATATCACCATTCAATATCTCGTGTGTATACTCAGGTGTGTTAATATAATGTGCTAACATTCTTAACTCTAGTCCTGAAGCATCAGTGCCAAAGATAACGTGAGTATCAGGCTTATCAGTTGTCCATACTTCTCTACATTCTTTACCATAAGGTGAATATGTAGCAGGTATCTGAGCCATATTTGGCGAATGATGACTCATTCTACCTGATACACAACGCAAAGTAAGGACACGACCATGCACTCTTCCAGTGGTTTGATTAACTACATCAAGCCAAGAAGAGATTTGAGACGTTCTCTTTTTTAATAATAA